TCATTAGAGTTTGCGTCATAGTGTGCAGCAACACCTGACATATACTTAACACAGTCTCTAAGGTCACTATTACTTACAAACTTAACACCATTCCTTCTTATGACAGGGTTGACAAAGATTACACCTTGATTCCACTTATCATTGGCAACGTTAAACCAGTGGTTTACCTGTTCACTGTCAGTATCATGCTTTAGAATGTTATCAGTAGGCACGATATGGATTCTCTTAGACCCCTCAGTGGATCTCTGAGGGTCATAGTTATCATCATAGTACCAAATATGACATATAAAGTCGCCAACAGTTGCAAGAGTTTTATAGACCTTCTCATGTGAATACATGACTTTTGCTACAGAGGGGTTCAACTCATTCCTTTGTAGTTCGGGATTAGATGCTATCTCGTATTCTTTTTGTTCTTGTTCTAAAGAATAATTCTCGTCCATATCATTAGGTAGGTCTTGCCAAATCTATTTATTGTGGTATGATATATACCATATAGCGCAAACTTATTATGAGTCATAAAGAAGATTTACAGGAGAGAGCAAATTCCCTGTCTCAAGAGATTCAAGACCTAACAAAACAATTTGAACTCAAGAAGGAAGAATTTTTGAAAGTGCAAGGCGCTCTCGAAATGTTGCAGATTCTTGAAAATGAGAAAACAAGTAAAGAAACTTGATGATCTAATCATCAAATACTCTAACCCTAGAGAATACAAACAAATGTACAAAGAGAAGGAAGTTCACTGTTGCCCCAAGTGTTCTCACATATTTGTGGATTAGGGGTTGACAAGAGAAATTGAACCTGTTATACTTATAGAGTAAACGTGATGTGGTACTCGTACCTAATTCACACAACAGGTTATTTTAATGCCGAAACAATCAAAGAAGATTCCGATCAGGAATCTGAGGTCACACAAGTGCCTCAATAAAAACCCTCACTATGAGGTGCCTGGATATACTTTCAAGGAGATTCTGAAAGTGTCAGGTCGTGATCGTGACGTACAACGAGAGTCAGTGTGGAGACATATTCCAGGCAAACAGTCATCTTATATTAGTGCTGTTATTCAAGGATACGCTGAACTCGCATCATTTCATCTAGTAAATATTGAAAAGACAATTTACGAAATGAATTCAAGGATTGCTTTGTACAATGATCCTTTAGATATTGAATACAGAGAGAGATTGATCTCTTTCCAAGAGCAGGGTTATAAGTATCTACATATTGATGGTGGTAATAGATGTGATGCCATTGAAGATTGGGACAATGATCTAATTCCTTTGGAGTCTGGTAACTACACAGTTCAAGAGTTTGATGGCATTACTGGACAGATGAAGAACATCACAGTTATCTTAGATCAAGATGACTACTACACAAAGTCAGTTCTATCTAACTTAGGTGGAGATTACGCTAAACTTGTAGGGGCAGTTGATTCTGCTTTGTTCAACTGGTTTGAGTATCCTTCTCTAACTTCTGAGGAGAGGAAGGATTTGTTCATCAAATTGAATGATAATGAGGACTTGACTACTGAGGAGTTCCGTAACTGCAATACTTCGCTCTATTGTCGAAATATTCGTGGTTTGAATGACCTTCTTAAGGAAGAGTTCCTTACCGCAGACTTCATCACAAAGTCCAATTCTATCAGATACAAATTCTGTGCCTACCTCGCAGCATGGTCTAACTACTATACATGGTATGGTCAGATTGACCCTTATGCAACATCTACTCTTGATGCTGACTACGTTGTTGGAAGTACCAATAACACAAAGGTAACACAGAACTATGATAAGTTTGTGAAATTCCTTGACAACATTTTCCTTCCCTTTATGAGAGAAACTGTTGTGAAGAGAAAGAACCTTGCTGCAACTGGTGGTAGAAACATCTTACATGATTTCTTTTGGTTGTTTGTTGAGATCGAGAGACTCAATGGCACAGTTGCTAAGAGTAACTACAAGAGACTCTTTGATGCCTACATGGCGTGGTATGATAAGAAGTGTCAGGACACCAAACCTAAGTACAATACAGGTCAAGATCGTGAGACATGGGTTAAGTTCTATGATCTATACGGTGCAAACACTTGGTACAAGGCAAAGCACAGAGTTGAGCACATTCGTGAAGATGTAATTCCTATGTTGGTTGACGAAGGAATTGCAATAGTCAGAGATGAAGTGAGACTTGCAGACCCACGTTGGAGAATCCCTATCTGGGAACGTGACAGTAGAGTTTGCCCTCTATCTAATCGTCCGATCAGTCGTGAGGAGGCAAAAGATCCAGACATCACAAGTCTAGATCATATCGTACCACACTCACTAGGAGGCAAAACTGTGATTGAGAACATTCAATTAGTATTCAAAGATCAGAACCTTGCAAAAAGCGATAGTGTATGAGCATACAAGTTTACGATAACTTCTTGCCCTCTGAGGTATTCGACCCCATTAAAGATTATGTCTTTAGTGGGAGAATGCCTTGGTACTTCGCTCCTACGTCAGTACATGAAGGCGATGGTTGCCCACAGTTCAGTCACGCCTTGTATATTGATCTTGTTCCTATCTCGGAAGTATTTGAGATAGTTGCCCCTGTATTAAATTCACTTAACCCTCTTGCCTTGCATAGGGTTAAGTTTAATGCAACTACAAAAACACCTAAGATAGTAGAGAAACCTCTACACGTTGATGTTTCGGGTCCCCAAGATCATCAAGGTAAGTACACTCATGTGCCAGACTATCAAATTTGTGTGTTATATATGAATGACAACAATGGATATACATACTTTGAGGACGGACAAAAGGTAGTATCAAAAGAGAATAGAGCAGTTATATTCTCAGGAGATATGCTTCATGCAGGCACATCATGTACTGATGCTGAACTAAGAGTTGTTCTTAATATAGACTACTGTAAATGGGAGTGACATGGATTTATTTCCTACATTATTAGAGGAGTATGATCTTACAGAAGCGCCTGGATTGGACTATCTGAAGAAACATATCAAAGAGAATGGCAAGAATAATGAACACTCACTCGCTGTCAATGGTGTCAGTTCACATGGTGGTTGGGACCCGTTAGATGATGAGAATTGCAGACCAATAATAGATGTGCTTCATGAATGTTTGAACGATTATAATAGTAAGATAGGAAATTACCCTGCAATTCTCAGTGGTTCATGGTATAATATACTGCCCAAAGGTGGATACACTGCTACACATAGGCATGAGTCTAGTGTGATTAGTGGTGCCTTTTATCTACAGTTACCAGAGGGAGACTTCGGACAATTTTATGTGGTATCGCCACTTAAACCATACATGATGTGTATTCACAATATACAACCCACACCCTATGGAGTATATGAGATTGACATTCCAATTAAAGAGAATCATCTATACCTATTTCCTTCGTGGTTAGAACATGGAAGTAGAGTTAATAATACAGAAGGCGAGAGGATTACTATGAGTTTCAATACGAGTGCCGCTCCAAGAGAAATGTTACCTGATTCATTCTTAGAAGCAGTTTGGGGACCTGATGGGTTGGGTGCAAAGAAAGGTGCAAGTTAATGAGAGTTGTAGATATATTGCCATTGAAATTAGGTGCGGTATTATATCCAGAACACGAGAAAATAAAGTCATTAATCATTGATGAGATCAATAGTCATGGCAATGATTATGAATATAAAAAAGTTGATGCAGATGTTAAAAGGTTAGAACATTTAGATTACTACTCGCCTCTATCTCAAGATAAGTACAAGGAGTTCAGAGAGTGGATAGAACTACAGGCAGAAATATATGCAAAAGAGATACTTAACTACGATACATCTGATTTTATAATGACAGATAGTTGGTTAAATGTATGTAATGAAGGTGGCAATCAGAATCCGCATTTTCACATCAATGCTGCTGTCTGTGCCTTATATTATATAAACTTTGATGATGAAGTCCACGCTCCAACATATTTTTACAGACCAAATAACAGTCAGAAATACCCTGATTACCTTGCATATATGTTGACAAATGAGAAACAAACTAAGTATAATTATCTTAATGAGGTGGTAGGATTAGAGGGTTCGTTGTTACTTTGGCCTGCTAATACTTGCCATGGTTATACAACTAACTATAGTAACAATAGGATTACAGTATCAAGTAATTTGATGCCTAGATATGTCAATGAGGTTAGAATTGAACCTCTGACTAAAGAAGAGAGACACACTGCCACAACTACCTTTAGGTCAGGTAAACTATGGGATTATCCAATTTTATAACATGGAAGTAGTAAACATTCTGCCAACGCCAGTTCTTATTGTGAAGTGCCCCTTCCACGATAAGGTAAAACAAAATATGTTAGATGATATTGAAGAACAGAAAGTTAATCAGTTATCATATAATGCAAACTCAAAGGAATTAAAGCACGTTGGACATTATTCTGTGCTAAATGAGGATATGAAATATGGCAGATTTAGAAATTGGTGTGAACAACAAGGAGAATATTATGCAAAGGAAGTGCAAGGTCATTATATACAGGAGACAGTAGCAGTTACAGACAGTTGGTATAACATAAGTGATAAAGGTGGATACCAACACCCACACTTTCATAGTAATTCTTATTTAAGTTGCATATATTATGTGAACTTTGACGTTACAAAAGATCATGTAAATACACACTTCACAAGAGAAGAGAGTTTATACTATCCTGTAATGCCTAGTCTAACCTTGATGAGGAAGAAGTTTACAGACTACAATCAGGACAATCAAATACAGGTGAATGAAGGTGAATTGATGATATTTCCCTCTCAAATCATACATGGTTACCAACATAATAAAGGAGACAACAGAGTCACACTATCAATGAACATGATGCCTACCATTGTTACCAATGGAGACTACGGTTGGCGAGTGGTACAACTGACACCAGAGGAGAGACACAAATCTTTTACAGATGAGTGCAACCCAAATTACAACGAAAACAAAGAACTTGACAAGGATAAGTAGATGCCCTATAATGACAATGGGAAACAGAACAGGCATTTGCATAGTTGAAGTAACGTAAGTCCTCGTTTTTGTTTCTCGCACCCAATTATATTATTGCCATGAGAACCAAACACACCGCACACTATCATTTGAGGAATAGTGAGTATGGCACAGGCGCAGACATTAATTTCAGACAGATTGATAATTCTTTCAGTGCTTTGTTAAAAATGGGTATTGGTGCTCTTATTGGTTACTACATTCACAGATTGACTAGGAGTGGACAGTTGAGGTAGTGGCACACAGGTGGTTGCATTACCGCCACAATGCAGTAATATATGAATGTGGAGGGAAGGTTTTGTGTTTGTTACCTTCCTTCCCTTTTCTCTTTAACAAACAACAATACAAACAGAATTATGTCAACACTCGAAAAATCACTCACAAAAGTTGAAGTGCTTCAATGGACTGAAACACTTTGTCGTGCCCTTGAGCAACAGTACAAGAACTATGCAGTTCGCTCTTGCATCAGGAATAACTCAACAGAAATGAATCCATATCTACAGGAGAGGATCAACAAACTTGAGAATGATGAAGAGTGTATGAAGTTTACTATCACATCAGGTAAGAAGTATCATAAGATCATTCAGAATGACTATCGTAATGGCAAATATGAGAGTGCAGGGGTTCATGCTTTTGTTGACAAAATGACAGGAGAGGTTTACAAACCTGCTTCATGGAAAGCACCTGCTAAACACGTTAGATTTGATATGAGAGACATTAATCAACGTGAATGGATGCTTGCAAACTGTGACTGGGCGGGTGGTTATCTGTATATCAGGTAATACCCACACCTATCTAAATAATCCAAGAGTAACATAAATCATGGGATACGATTCACTAACATCAGATACAGAAGCACTTACTAAGACTAAGTTGCAACAAGTTGATAGACTTAAGAAACAACTACAGGCAGCAATGCGAACCATTGGCAACCTTGACGAGAGATTGACTTCACTAGAGTCAATGGTTAATGCTGCCCTATACAAACAGCAAGATGACATTAAGACTCTTATTGCAGAGGTTAATGCTCTCAAGGGCAAGGTGGAACTAGAGAAAGCATCTAGTAGATTTGATATGGAGGCAATGCCCGCTGAAGCACCAGGCGCCCCTCCAGTTGGATAACTGACACACAGGTGGTTGCACATTATTGAAATTACACTATTATATGAGAGTAAACAAACGGAACACTATGGACGATTTTGATTTTGAACAGATTGATGAATTTGAAGGACTAGAGCAAGATGATTGGTTGATGGACATTAACGGAGTTAAAGAGGAGTTTGACCCTGAGACTCAAAAACTATTGGCACAGTTCTAAGACTGGCACAAGACCCCTTGCAGGGGTCTTTTTTTATCCTATACTATGATTATTGAGACAACTGACTATGCAACTTAGAGATCATCAAAAAGAGATTACAAATATCATGCAACGCCAGTGTGGTCAGGTACTTGTACCTACTGGCGGTGGTAAGACTATGTGTATGATTGTTGATGCTAAGTGGCGATTCAGTATGCCTATTCCACAGACTATTATTGTTGTTGCTCCTAGAATCTTACTTGCTCAACAGTTGTGTGAGGAGTTCCTAGAGCAGATTGATAATGTCGAGGTGCTTCATGTTCATAGTGGAGAGACTAACTACCAGACTACAACTAATCCTAAAGAGATTCAAGAGTGGCATCATAACAGTACAAAGAATCAGTTGATCTTTACTACATACCATTCACTTCACAGAATCATGGAAGATGTTGAAGCGGATACAGTATATTATGATGAGGCACACAATTCAGTTCAGAGGAACTTCTTTGAGAGTGTCAAGAACCGCTCTAACATTACTAGACGTAAGTTTTACTTCACTGCCACACCTAAACATCATACATCACAAGAGAGAGGTATGAACAATGAGAAGGTATATGGCAAGGTAATTGCAGAGATCCCTGCTCCAGAGTTGATTAAGAAGGGGTATATCGTACCGCCTCAAGTCAAGTCAGTCAAGTATCCTATCGGGTTCTATCAATCAGTTGAGCAGATTGACAGGTGTATGATTCTTGATGCTCTTGAAAATGAAGATCACATGAACAAAGTGTTGGTCACTGCTAAGTCTAGTAAAAACATTCACAGATTGATTACTGGTACTGATTTCATGGCAGTATGTCACTCTATGAAATACAATGTCATGTGGATTACATCTAAGTATGGTGCTATCATCAATGGTAAGAAAGTCACTCGTAAGACATTTTTCAATTTGATGAACAAGTGGGGTGCTGACCCTGACAAGAAGTTTATCATGTTCCACCATTCTATTCTCTCAGAGGGTATGAATGTGAGCGGATTGACTGCTTGTATTCTACTGAGGAATCTTGATCTAATCACTATGGCACAAACTATTGGTCGAGTCATTCGACTACATAAGGAAGATGCACTTAAGATTAGTACAGGTGCTCTCAAACCTAACATCAATGGAAATGGTTATGTGAAACCATTTGGCAAGATGTTTGTACCAGTTTACAACAATGTTGGTATTGGTACAGAACGCCGCCTTCAGTCAGTTGTTGACACTATCTTTACTAAGGGAGAGTCACAGGTATCAAGGGCGACAAGGTAGTTGCAAATATTCTAAAATTATAGTATAATCAAACTACATGGTAACTAAAACCAATGGCACAAATTGACAAAATCCGAGCACAATGCCTTTCAGTTATGGAAGAGCAGTTCGCCACACAGATGAGCAAACTGGTGGACAAGGTGCGACTTGAGGACGCTGAAGCATTAGTACAGGAAATGATGATCGAGGCAGATGATTTTGATGATGCAGATTTATTCCTTGATGACATCACAGATTGGACTGACTCAGACATCGCCAATATCACATTCCAAGATATAAATGATGTTGAGGTGGATAGAGATTTCTAGAGAGTCTCGACAAACTAAAAAAGACCTTATGAAATTAGTGTATCCTGACCACTTAAAATTTCTAAAGAAACTTAAGGCGGAGTTGAAAAGAGATAAAGGTATAAGACCAAGGCGTAAATCCAGAAAAAACTACAAACATAAATGAATGCTCAGTCTCTAAATCTATTTGGATTTAATATCACTAAATTTGTGATAGACGATTGGAGTGACAAGAAATCTAGACTCTTAAAACTAATAGATTTTACTGATAATGAGATCATAGAATGTCAGACTGACTACTATAAGTATCAGACTACAGCACCATATCTTAATGAGTTTGTTGACATAATGCAAACTGATTTAGATAAGTTAGTCAATGAATACACACAGATATTGAGTGATAGATATGGAGGAGAGTGCCCTTTCAAAAATGTTGAGGAGTGGCAACTATGGTCACAGAGATATGCCATAGGACAATTTCATGGTGCTCATAATCATGGTTTAATGAATATATCATGTGTATTGTATGTTGAGTTTGACCCACAGGAGCATTTTCCTACTACATTCTATAGTCCACACCCTAACCCCTATTATGGTACAATAGATAAGATTGCGCCTCCAATAAATGAAGGCGAGATTCTAACTTTCCCCTCTGTATTGTTACATGAATCGCCAGTATCTAAATCAAATAAACAGAGGACAATAATGTCGTTTAACATACCTATGAGGTAAGATGTATCAGATCAATGTAACACTAACTGACAAGCAATTTAACTTGTTAAGTGAAGCATTATTTTTCTATTCTGAGGAGAAAGATGATGACAACCTATCCAATTCTATAGAAGAGTTAGAAGATTTAATTGATATTTCAACTACTAAACTAAAGCGAAATAGACAATTTCTCAACCCTGACTGTGACATTTAATAAACTGGCACACAGGTGGTTGTAAACCTATATCAATGTAGTATTATATAAATGTGAGAGAGATAACTCATGTGGTTGCTATGCCCGAACATCAGGACTATTCAGTAGAGTAGTTATTCCAAACTGTCAGTAGGGGTACAGGTGTAAGCGATTCCCATAGCGTAAATTTGGGCGTATAGGTGAAACCTTGCGAACGCCCCACGTTTCTCTCTCACCCACTTTATAAACTGGCACACAGGTGGTTGATTTCCTGTTGCCATGGTGTATAATG